TCGGAGCCAGGGAGAAAATCTCTTCTTTTTCCTCAAACTATTTAGATAAAACGAATATTGCATATCTTTAGAAAGATGATGATGCATATTCATTTCATTTGCATACATCAAACAATCAATATGACCCGATAAACAACGATTAATGATATACGGGGGATAAGACTTAATATTTTCCGACAAATCTTCTTTTGTAAAATTAATTGAGTTCAACCAATCCTTCAGTTCCATAATTAAATAACAATAATTCTTTACGTTGTTTTTGATCTCTCATATACTCACCTACTGAACGCATAGTATAAGTAAGATCAAATTCTGCTGCTTTCCAATTCTTAAAGCGGTCCTTTACAAGTTGATCTGAATTATAACTTACCAACTGATCCATGTCATTAGCATCACAATCAGCAGCAAACTTATCGTGATCAAATCCTTTGTGCATTGATCCCTTGCGCCCATAGAGATTATCCTTAATATCATAAGGAGGATCGAGATACATAAAAGCACTCTTGTTTCCATCCATTAGATAATCGTATGAGTAATTAGTTATGCGCCAATTAGAAATTAACGTAGAATACGAAGGCAACTTTTCGATCCCTCGCATACTGAAGTTACCATTGGATGCTTGTTGAGAAAATGATGAACTTTCTGTGAGACCACTGAAAGAACACTTATTGACAATATAGAAAGCCACAGCACGATCAAAATTTGACAGAGTTTTGTCATTGATCTTCTCCTTAGAAACTAAGAAAAGTTGTCTTGCTTTATCTGGAGTATTGCAAGTGCTTTTAAGAGTTGTAAGTGCATTTGAAAGATCAACACCAAACATCTGGAGTTGTTGCCAGAAGTTTACAAGAGGTTCATAAAGATCATTCACCCAAATATCTAGGTTGGGATACTTCTTTGTGATATAAATCGCAACACTTCCCCCACCAAGAAAAGGTTCCCGAAACTCATCATAATTACGAAGGTCTGGGAAAAAAGGATCCATTTTGACGCAAGCACGAGACTTGCCACCAGGATAACGTAGAGGAGTCTTTAGAGTTTTCATTTGACACAACTCACAACAATGCTTGTGGATTTAGTTGCTTCTGCCATCTCACGATAACCAGACCCAACATAAATCTGACCAGCGACTACAGAGATGGCGCAGATTCCCCAAAAGATATAATACCACTGAGATTTAATCTGATGCCTTTTAATCATAACTTACACTCGACTCGATTTCCAAATACCCTTATTTCATTTGAATTAAAAGAAGGTCCATAGAGCTTAGCATATTTAAAATCGACTTTTCTAACTCGATCTATTTGACCATTTGGCATATTCCTATTGGTAACAGGAAATTTTAAAATATTTTCTTTCCAAGCAATAGCAAATTTGGTTAGATTATTATTAAACCAGACCATACCAAACTCAGGATACTCAAGATACTTGGATTTTCGGTCTAGAAAACTAACGCATCTCCAATTAGATGGCCAATCATCCTTCCAAGTTTTACACCTTTCAAGGTCGAAGGCACAACAAAGTTCACCATTACAATAAACACCAATATCTACACCAAATTTACCATTAGGTTTTTCAACGATCTTATATTCGTTAGAATATTTACTAGTAAGAAATTTTACAAATATTTCACTTTCTTTACCATCATCATAAGAATTAGTTCTATCGGAAAAAGTTCCATATTCAAGAATGGTATCTTTAGTAATTGTTTTCATTTGAACTCACATTCAACCATAATTTCAGTAAGAGCGGCAAGAAGATTTATTTCCTGGTCAGCAACGAACGCACATTGGTATTGATACTTAGCAATAACAAGAACGGCAGCAGGGATAGATGGAGGTGAAAGATAATCAAAAGCGGAGTCATAAACCCTGCGAAGTAGACTAGAAGCATCGTTGTCCAAGTTGGAGACCACCCACTTTCGGACTTCAGTAAAGTTTTTATCTTTGAGATACTTAATAAGGTCATTGACTTTTACATCACCAAAAGTTGCAAGAATACCCGAGTTGATTTCTCCTCCCGACGAATAGCGTTGGCACTCATTGAGGACTCGTCTCCAATCAGGGAAATGTTTGTTAATAAGTTCGATAAGAACTTTGTTGTCGAACTCGACACCTTCTTTCTGTAAGATATCTTGAAGGCGTCCATAAAAACCTGCAGCAAGGTTCGTCTTCTCTTTTCCTTTGATGTTGAAGTCAACAACAGCGCATCGGGAGTGGAGAGGTTCGATGATTTTGTTTTTGTAGTTGCAGGTAAAGATGAATCTGCAATTGTTACTAAATTCCTCAATAGACGCCCGTAGGAGGAGTTGAACGTCGTTGGTTGTGTTATCTGCCTCATCAATGATGATGACTTTGTGTTTAGCAGTTGACGAAAGTGAGACGGTTGAAGCGAAGTTTTTCGCAGTGTTTCGGACAGTATCAAGGAATCTACCTTCGTCGGATCCGTTAATGACATATACATCTACTCCCAATTCATTACAGAGTGCCTTTGCAACTGTAGTCTTACCGCATCCAGCTGGACCAGAAAGAAGTAGGTTAGGCACTTCTCCTTTATCTAGAAAGTTTTTAAAAGTTTGTTTGGTTGCATCTGGAAGAATGCAATCCTCAATGGTTTTGGGTCGATACTTTTCAACCCACAAAAATTCATTACGACTCATAATTAGATCCAATCAGGTTTACGCTCAGGCATACGGAGATAATTATCTGCGACCCAAGGTTTTGAAGCAATATACCTTTTGTATGCAGTAAAGGTATCGATGCTATCATCAAATTTCCATTCTTCAGGCATAGCACGAGCGAATGGAGTCACTTCAGTTATCTTACCTTTAGGGAAAAGATAATACGCATCTACAAGAGTCTTGTAGCAGGAGTGAGTCTTATTATACCGCAGGCAGTATTCATCAGACAAGTTCAATCCCCACTTGATTAACCAGTAGGCATTATGGATGCTCTCCATAGCCCACTTGGTGCAGGGATGATTGCGGAATGCTCCTTTCTCGGTCTTGTAGGGTGTTCCATCTGCCTTAGGAAGAGTGCCGTATCCATGACCCCACTTGTCTGAGGCAACGATAGAGAGCATCTGACAGCACTCTAGGGGCATTTTGACGATGTGTTTGTCAGGGAGACTAATGGCACTCTCAGCGGGCCAAGGAGATGTGGCGAATATATTCATCAATCAAATGTAGAATCAGGCTCCAGAGCAATATGATAGCACAGGTCGTGGTTCTTACTTGTGAATCGTGACAAAAGTTTTTGCGACACAACTACCTCATAAGTACCAGGAAGAACCTTAATATTCTCAACCTTGAAGTTGAAAACAAATTCAGAGTCAGTTTCGCCAACAACAATCGCAAAGTCATTGGAGGTATCGTTCTTCTTATCACGAACAACTAGTTTTACCACACCACCTTCACCAACTGCAGAGATATCAGGAAGTTGATAAACAGCAGCTGCTTTCAAGAGTTTATCCAGTTGCTCTGTACTCAGTTCAAAACAGACATCTTCACTTGGAAGAACGATGTCCTTCTCAGGAGGAGTGATGATTACATTTGGATCAGCAAAGAAATACTTGGAACGCATCTTACCTTCACGGATAACAACATATCCATCATTTTCAAAATCTAGTTCAGGACTCTGATGAAGACCAAGACCATTCAGAAACTGGTTAAGATCATAGATACCAAAATCTTTAGGAAGATCTTCGGTAATAGTTGCTTCGGCAAGAATATTTTTCATCACACTAATAGTGCGAAGTTTGTTCCCTTCACGGAAAAGAATAGATTGGTTAATCGAAGAAAAGTTCTTGAGGACCAAAAGAGTTTTATCAGAAAGCTTCATAATCACTTGTTTTCAATAAGGTTGAGATGATTGATCAGGAGAATAGTATAGTGCAGAACCTTGAACAAATCTGCTCGTGGAGTTCCTTTGGTATCATAACGATCAATATACTTGGTTACATTACCAGCACAGAAACCTTCACGTCGGTTGTGTTTGATTTTGTCAAGAGTTTGTTCCTTTCCCCCACCAGTCCGATCAACATAATGTTGACGATAAGTGCTTGCAATATATTCTTCAAGTTGTTTCAGGATTTTTTCTTCATTATATTTCCAGAAACCGTTTTTGTTTGTATCTTCGGACATTTTCAAATTAAAAGTAGAAGGTATATTCAGAGATAGATGATCTTCACCAAGACCACCAGGAAGTCGTGACCCAAAGATGATTGTATCTGATGAAGCGTAAGGATTTCCAGTCAAACTAATACCATCATCTACCCAGAAATCTTGATTAGGGATTGAACTTTCGTAAGTGCTCTCAAAGTTTTCAGACATTTTATTCCATAGTAAAGGTTAAAAAGAAGGCACATTGACCTCCTTATATTCTATCAGTTTGCCTGCTGTTCGTCAACAGGAAGTTGGAAGTCAACATCAACTTTGTCATACAGTTCAAGAAACGCTTGCTTGGTTTCATCATCAAAGCGGTTCACACACACTTGAATTGCCTTTGCTTTATCTTGAAAGATACTATAAGCACGGATGATATGAACCAGGCGGCGGGTGCTGATGATTTCCTCAATACCACCATCGTAGAAGGTCTTACGGATGATGTCTGCCCAGTCCACCAGGCGCTTGCAGAAGTCACGGTCTTCCACACCCAGGTCCAGAGCAATGCCTTCTAGAATCTTCTGCTCGGTTGCAGGAGCAGGATAGGATTGCTCAAAGGTCACAGGGAAACGCTCTAGGAACGCCTCGTTAAGCACGTTGGTGCCGATGAAGCGACCATCATCAGAACCCTTACCCTTGGTGTTTGCAGTAGCAACAACATTGAAACCAACAGCAGGTTTCACATAACGTCCAATCTTCTTGAGAAAAACACCTTTACCTTCCAGAATAGATTGGAGGCACAGAATCTTGTTAGAAGCAAGGTCAATTTCATCCAACAACAGCACGGCACCTCGCTCAAGTGCTTCTACCACAGGACCATTGTGCCATACGGTTTCTCCATTCACCAAACGGAAACCGCCGATCAGATCATCTTCATCAGTTTCGATGGTGATGTTAACACGAATTAGTTCACGCTTGAGTTCAGCACAAGCTTGCTCCACAGAGAACGTTTTACCATTACCCGAAAGACCCGTAATGAACGCAGGATAAAAGATACGGGACTGAATAATTTTTTTAATATCACCAAAGTTACCAAACTTGACGAAGGTATCATCTTTATCAGGAATAAGGTTTTGTTCGACAGGGGGGACCACTGCAGGTGCTTGGAAAGTACGTTCGATTTCTTCCACCTTTTGTTGGGTCACTTCAAGATTCCATTTACCACGACCAACTTTAAACTGATCAAGTTTTTTAGTAACAGTTTGATAGTTAGCATCGTTCAGATTACACCAGGCACGAATATCAGCACCCGTGATGGTGTTTCCATACAGGTTCTGAAGGGAAGTGCGGATGTAGTCAGAGGAGAGTGCCATTCGTTTGCTTTGTTTCAACCTAGTTATTATAGACCAAAAAAGGGTCCTCCTGGGGCCCCCGTGGTCAGTTTACCAACTGGTTCCTCAGTTCTTCAAGATACTCCTCATTGGCAATATGTCCAGTATAACCAGGATAATATTTATTGACTAAAGCAGGAATACCCATAGCAGTTGTGCTGCTATTACACTTAATCCATACTTCTTTAGTGTCGTATTTTATTACATGTTCGAATGGAAATTTTTGTTTCACGCTACTAGAGAAATAAATTCACCAAGAACTTTCTTATTTAGTTTTTTAGTTTTAAGAGATTTAACAAAAGCAGATTTAATTTGTGCTTTTGTTGCACACTCAGCAACTTCAAACTCAGAATCCTGAGAAAGTGCAGTAGCAGACATTCCAAAGTAAGCATCATATCCAGAATTGGTGATAGTGAAGCTCTTCACTTTCTTCCAGTCATTTTGAATTTTTTCGTATTGTTTATCATTATGAGAGTGATAAAGTTGAATGAAACGACTAGCATTACGAGGTTCAAGAACACGAATACCAATAAAATTTATAGAAGAAAACTTATCCTTTAGATTTTTAAGTAGAGTGTCAGTGAAATCATGGTAACCATAACCAATCTTATAGGTAGTTCCAAGTTTACGATCACGGATAAAGGTGCTCATAGGATTAATATATCCAGTTCCAATATAAGGTTCCTTATCCCAGCGACGTTGAACCTCTTTATGGTGAATAAGTTGATTCGCTTCACCATCGGTCAGAACAATGCACTGAACTTTTTGCAGTTTATTCTCCTTTTGAAACTTGGGAAGAATCTGGTGAAGAGTAATCAGTGCTTCATTTAGAGGAGTTCCAGACAAAGCGAGACGATTAGAATAAGTATAAGGAGAACTATAAGTCCTACCAAAACAATAAGCGAGACGCCAAATGTTAAGCATCTGATGCTCCAGTTCTTTACCAGAAACTTTACTGGTTAGAACATTCATCATAGAAAAAGTTTCGTCAACAACCAGAAGACCATCTTTCTTTTGATAGTGGGGAGTTCGGTCTGCAGCAAGATAACGATCATTCTCATAATCATACTCACCCCGCCGCCATTCATTTGTGAAAGCATAAACCTCAAAAGGAATGGAAACTTTCTTACAGAACCAAACAAGGTTGAAGAGTTGCTTACAAGTATCAAGCATTACATCACACATGGAACCACTCCAGTCCAGTACAAATACCAAACCATGATTCTTGCCATCAGGAATCACAGAAACTTTCTTGAAAAGATCCTCATTATATTTGTAGGTATGAAGACGAGTAGTATCAAGAACACCAGTGCGAGCAGTTGATGCGCGAGCATATTGATCTGCTGCTTTGCGACATTCAAACTCTTTTACGAGATAGTTGACTTCTTTCTGTCCAGAAGACTTAAACTTCCTGAAATCAATATCAGATTCTTTGTAAAGATTTACTGGAGTGTATCCTTTATCTTTAGCGTGTTCGTTATGCAGTTTCTGCTGATGAGTAAACGAATCATCAATATCTTTGTGAACTTCAGAGTTCTTACCAATTACAGTATCAAGATTCACTTGAGGAACTTCAACATAAGTATTCTCATATTCATCGTTACCTACAAGGTCACGAAGTTTATCTTCCAGAGATTCTGCAGTGCGAACTTCTGGTTCTTCTTTTTCTCCAGAAGATTTTACTTGAGTTTCCTGACCCTGAGCAGTTCCACCATAGGACTCAGAAGACTCTTTTTCGGAAGACTTATTACTCTCACCTTCTTGTTCGGTAGAGGAGTCATTAGTTTCCACAAAATCAGTTGCAGGAGACTGAGAATTTCCTTGAATTTCGTGAGAATCAAAGTCAGCAACTTTCTGCTGCTGTTCCTTTTCTTTTTTACAATACTTGTAAAGTTCTTCAGCAGCAATCAGAGCATCTGCAAAACTTTCACAAGCACCAATCACATTAATGATTTCTTGTTCTTCTGGATTGAAATCCAGAGTGATAAAATTACCAATCTTGAAGTAAAGGTTAGCGCGGTCAGCAAGATTGAAAGTGGAAATATCATCATCAGCAACTTGAAAGAAATCTTCTTCATTCAATTCTTTATATCCATTGAAGAACGTCTTAGCAAGTCCTGCATACTTGCGTTTCATCAGTTTCTCAATACGAGCATCCTCAACCACGTTCACAAACTGTTGAGGAACTTTCACAGTTTCTAACCAGTCTTCATCGGGAGTGAAGAGAGCATGACCAACTTCATGACCTACCAGAAGATCATACACAAGACCACTTGCCTTTTCCCACAGAGGCAAAGTGAGTACACGAGTATGAACATTAAAGCAAGCAGTAGAAACCTTCTTGTGCTCCACCACAAGGTCTTCAGTAGCCAGCAGTTTGGCAAGTTGGGACTTGATTTCGTGAGAGACTGCCATTTGATTCGTTTCGTATGAGTCCATAATAAAACGAAAGGTCGCCTTTTGGGCGACCCATGTGACGCTTTTTGAACTGGGCGAGTCGTGCTTTTGCTTGCCTCAGTGCTTGCGGTTTAAGTTTTCGTTTCTGATCCTTTTTGGAGTGGTGCTGCCAGTTTGGAGTGTTCATTGTTCTTGTGCTGATGGGGATATCATACGAAGAAAGTCTTGTAAAATTTACAGTGCTGTGACAGTTTATTTATTGTCCCATCTTTTGAGTGCTGACTGCCTCATTTTTTCTTTTGTTTCAGGAGAGTGTGCTTTTCCAGTTCTATTATTTCCCCTTTGTTTAGCAGCAATTTTCATTTTTTCTATAGTTTCTGGACTCATCTTTTTACCTTTACCACCCTCTCCTATTTTTTTCTTATGCTCTTCCGAAAGTTTTCTCCCAATCATCGCAGTTCTATGTTTTTCAATCTGCTCTGGAGTTTTCTTTTTCCCCTTTAAAGATTGACTTATCTTATTACAAGTTTCTTTAGATGCTTTCCATCCACTTTTTCCATCCCCACCATCAGTAAGATTTCTCAAAATCCCAGTCCCATTATCTTTTCTACCATAAACAGAAATCATATAAATTTCGTGTTTGATTGCTTCGTCTTCACTAACATTATTTTTTAATATAAGTATTCTTTCCTTTGGTGGGATAGAAACATAATGCCCAGAATGTAAATGTCTTTGAGTTTTACATTTACCTTTTCCAATATAATATGGAGTTTTATCTTCTCTTAAATAAGCGTAAGTATAATAATTTGTCATTACACTTTCAAATTACTATTATTATTTATACTTATTCCATTCTACTAAAACCTTTTATTTTGGAAAATTTAATTACATTCTCAAATTTGTCCTCTAATCCTGTCTTGTGAGAGATAACAAAAATATTTGCGTCTTTAATCACGTAGCGGATAATTTTAAGGAACTCTTCAGTTCCAAAACCATCAAGTGAACTATCAAACACTTCATCCATAATCAGAAGATTTGTATTGACTGAGTTCTTCATTCTTGCAACTTCTCTCCAAGTAAAGAGAAGTGAAAGGTCAATTCTCATTTTTTCTCCTTCACTAAAGGAAGCATAGGAAAAATCTTCATGAATAGGTGACTGGACGGTTTCGTTAAATTCCTCATCAAGTGTGAAGTTAATATAGAAATCCATCATCTGAAGATAACGGTTAACTTGTTGATTTATCAGCGGTAGATACTTCTTAATGATTTTTGATTTTACTCCACCGTCTTTAAGTAAACTATACGAAAAATCGTAATAGTTGATTGTGTCTTTTTTAGAAGCGAGTTCGTCGTATGTAGTTTTTAGAGTGTCTTTGAAGGATTCTAACTTCTCATGTTCAGAATTTCGGTTTGCAAGGTTCTTGGTAAGAACTTGAATTTCTGATTCAAGATTTCGGATTTGTTTTTGTAATCCGTTAATCTTAATATTGTTTTGAGAAATGCCATTCGTTAATTTTGAGATCTCCTTCGATAGAGCGGTGAATTGACGCTCTCGTTCTTCTTCCTCTTTAATTGCTTC